AAGGGAAATTAAAAGATTAATTTTATTCTTCTAGCATCACTTTAATCTTTTTCAATAGAATCTCCATTCTTACTAAAAATTCTTCGTTAGTAATTTCTTCCTCTTTAAGTTTAATAGTTAGCATCTTTGATTCGTTTGTAATATAAAAATGTATCTTTTCAAATTTATCTAATAAATGTACCATCACTGATTCATCCTGAGCGTAAGGTCATTCATTTTTTTAGTATATTCCTGTAATGTAATTTGTCTTTTTCTAAGTTGATCAACGAAAATATCAGACTCTCTACTTACATAATCAATTATTTGCTTTTGTAAATCGGCTACCAAAGCTTGAAGTCCTTCTTTAACTTTTGGAGATAAATCAGTATTTAATTCTTTAACTAATTCAGAAGTAATTTTTGCTTTTAATTCGGAAAAAAATTCCGGAGCATCTCTGACTTGGGCCATGGTAAAAGTTCCATTTCTAAATGGACAATTTATTATTCCTTCTGGATTAGTATCAGCTACTTGTTGTAAACTTTTTTTATCATAATATCGTCCTGACGGGCATTTTACTGGGTTTACAATCAATTCGAAAGAAATTGGGCATATGAAATTTTCTAGAATTTGTTTGTCTTCATTTAGTGATTTAAATTCTTTTATTACTTCTGTCTCGTTGTACAATTTTAACCACTTTGAATATTCTTCATAATTTTTACTACATGAATAATAATGACCCAATAACAAACCAGCTCCTCCTCCAGCAATTCCAAGAGGGGGTCCTCCAATTATAGCGCCGCCAGATGCACCTAAAAATGAAGGTACTAAATAAGGTAATACTGAATATTTAAACCATTCATAAGTAGTTTGACTCTCATAGTATTCTTTCATCTTAAAATCTTTATCTTTCGGAGTTTCTTGTAGAAATTCATATTTTTTTGAAACGCCAGCTACAGTAGACATGTGACTTCCTTTGTAAAATTTTAGAATATTCTTATAGGCAAATAATTCTTAGTTATGTCGTGGATTTTCCACAAAAAAAAACGTTTTTAGTTAAATCATAGATATGTCCTATCTCCAACCGAGGCCAAAAAGGAGTGGTAAGCATGAATCCTATTCCAAAAGAAACGGCTATATAGGTTATAATTTTCCTTCTTGTTTTCTCGGCTTCTATCATCTCCTCTCGATGTCCAGCTTCACATATTGATTTTGTAGGAGTGTAAGTTAAAGAAAATCCATATCTATTCCACAGGCTATCCTGTGGTTTATGGAGATTATAATTCATAACAAGAGTCCAATTTTTGTCTATATCCCAATATCCAGATAATCCTTCTAAGGGTTGTGACTTCCAATTACTCTCGTTCCCTTGAAGTTTTGTTCTATCAAATCCTTCCGGAAAAGAAATGTCGCTCGATTTAGTTTGCCCGATTTCTGATGTCATGTTTTTCTCTCCTAAAATTTATTTGTTAACCTAGTAAATAGTTGTATTTGAATTGGATGAAGAAGTTTGTAAAATAATTGAAGATAACCAAATAATATTCACTACTAAAGATGAAACAAGAGTAACAACTTCTATAAAATGGCAACACATATAGTCTTTAGGGTTGTATTTCTCAAAACCACCCCCTAAAAATGTTTCATTACATTTTGTTGTAAAACTAAAGTAAGTTAAAACCCAATTCAATGTTGAAAATCCAATGAAACTTAAGGGATATCCAATCATATACCCTTCATTTTTATTATAAGTGTGATTAACAAAACTGGCTGGATAAATAATTGTAGAAATATTAACTAAAAGAAGGAGTGATAATGGGGAAGAACATCTACCTTCATCATCTCTTTTTTGATATTCGCAACAATTGGGAAATCCTGAAAAATTGTATTCATGTCTAGATGGGTCATAATTTGTTGTTTGTAATGTTCCATACGTGCTCATCAATAGCCTCAATAATTAAAATTAAATGCATGCAATAAATCTTCTTTTATTTCTTCTTGTTCGTAATAACTATAGTCTTCTAGTTCTTTTTTTAGCAAAGATATTGCATCATTAAATTTAATATTTTCATCTGAAAGAATCATATCTAAAATAGCACTCATGCAAATCCTGGGTTAAGTTTATTTAATAGTTTCGCATCTTTTTAAATAATTGTATAATGTTTGTTTGCTGATGTTATACATTAACATAATTTCCTTCAATCCTAATACTTTATCATCATATAACTTTTTCATCTTTTTCATTTCTTTATCGGAAAGAATAGGTTTCCTTCCTCCACTCCTTCCTTTTGCTTTAGCAGCTTCTATTCCTTTCCTTACTCTTTCGTTAATAAGATTCTTTTCTTGTTCAGCAAGAGCTGCCATAATGCTATAGATGAACTTTCCATTAACTGTAGAAGTGTCTATTTGATGGGAAAGAATATGAATATGGATTCCTTTCTGATTCCATTCTTCAAGTTGATCTAGAAGAAAACGGTTGGACCTTCCAAGGCGATCAAGAGTTGTTACCGTGACAATATCTCCAGACCTTAGGTGAGAAACCATATCTTCAAATCCCGGCCTAGGGGATCCAACCTTGGTATAAACATCGGTAAAAATTCTTTCACAACCAGCACGTTGTAAATTCTCTATTTGTAATTCCATTGATTGCTGGGGTGTGGAAATGCGAGCGTAGCCGATTTTCATTTATTCAATTTCCTTATTTTCGCTTTGATTCCACTTGGGATGTTCATTTGGATCTAAACGAAATTTAATCCATAGTACTTCTATTTTTACTGAATTGATTTCTTTAGTTAAATCAGTTCTGACTAGTTGAATTTCTTTAGTTAAATCAGTTCTGACTAGTTGAATTTCTTTAGTTAAATCAGTTTTTACTAATTGAATTTCTTTAGTTAAATTATCAAGTTTGTTATTTAAAAATAAAAAAAATACAATATTCAATCCTATTGAAGAAATAATTATTGTTAAGGTTTGAGTCCAATCCATATTCTTCCTTTTGTTAAGTCTATTAATCGATTTTTCCCATAGGTTAATTGAACCATTCTTTATTTACTATCTCTTTGACAAAAAACAATGCATTTCTTTCGTTCTCTTAAGTAAAAGTCTAATTTCTATCAAGGCGCCTTAATGGACTCTATAGATAAATTTTATTAAAATAATTATTACCTTTTTCGTGACATCAGAAAAATGGTTATTTTCTTGTTTACCTAATTAATCTTTTACTTTACTTTGAGCATAAATAACCGGACAACCAATTCTATGCGTTATGAATGCCCTTGTTGCTTCATGCAATGGCAAGATTCTGCTGAGCCATTAAATAATATATATCATCCCTTATGCTCTTTCTGTTCCATTCCCCATACGCAGAAAGAGCTTCTTAATTGGCAAGTGGATCATATCGATCACATTTCAGAAAAAAAACAACGTGTAGTTTTCCGGTACTTTTATAGGTTTGTCGAATTAGAACTTAAAACGTTAAAGGAAAAAATATATGACCTTACCAAAAATAGTCCCCCTCCCAACTGAGGAAAGAGAAAACTCATTTAAATATACTGTCACTATTTTTGATGGAGATGGATGGGCAGATGCGATTACTCACAAACCAATTCCATTCGATTTGGTAACAGTCCAAACAAATACTGGTAAAAAGGTAGCGGCTTGGTGGAATAAATTTAAATGGGAAGGTGTACGTCTTCGACCTGTGGATGAAATCTTAACTTGGAAGAGAAGGACATATGAGCATATTAGATAAATCCACTACAAAAAAAGTAGGAGCTTATGCCCTAGAATTAATGGCAAAAAAAGATGAAAAAATCAATCCAATTGAACTTCAACGCCAAATTCACAAAGGAAATAAAGGCCAAGACTCGTTCGAAAATCAAGTACTTACCGCCATTGGAAGAGGAAGAGATCAGCTCTCTGGAGATTTCTATGTTGTTGTACTTTTTAAAAAAGAGAGGCTTTTGCAAAACATTGTTAGACAGTATTTCTTTCCTAGAAAAAGTTGTCCAACACCTGAATATGATCAAGTAGTCTACAAATATCATAGAGATTCAGAAAAAATTGAGATGTTGTGGGTTATTCCCGACAAGCAGAGCACTCAATATTTACCTACAATTCGTTTCTGCCTTCCTCCAGAACAAACAGAATTACTTAATTTCATAGATGAATTCAATTCTGGAAAATTAGATCAATTGTGTGAAAAGCTTAACAGAAATCCATAATCTGTTTTAGGTAACTTGCATTTAAATCAGATCCATTTTAATTAATAAATAAAACAATGCTGTAACGCGATTCGCAATCGCAAGAGAGTAAATATGGCTACAGAAATTCAGAACGTAGCAGAAGAAATTCAGCAAGAGGAATTCGTTCAACCTCAAGACGCCCAAATTACTCAAGAGATTTCTCAAGAGCAATCTGAAGAAAATAGTAAAGACTACAACTTTAGGCAACTTAGAGAGACCAATAAACAACTTGAGTCAAGATTAAGAAAATCTGAAGAGATGTTAGAAAATCTGTCTCGTTCAAAGCTTTCTCCTGAAGAATCTGATGAGGATTTTAATATTGGAGAAGAAGATCTAGTTGAAGGTAAGCATCTTAAAAAGGTGATAGCCAGACTAGAACAAAAACTTCAAGCTAACGAACAAGCGCAAATTCCAGATCGTCTACGAAGTAAGTTTACAGACTTTGACCAAGTTGTCACAAAAGAAAATTTAGAAAAATTACAACAATCCGAGCCAGAGCTGTATAACACTATCCGAAGTGGGTCTGATCTCTTTCAAAAAGGCGTTGCTGCATATAAAACATTAAAATCTCTTGGAATAATAGATGAGCAGGAAAGTTATATGAAAAATAAAGAGATTGTACAGACCAATCATAAAAAACCAATTAGTGCGCAAGCAATAAAAGGGCAGGGAGCTCTTCATGAAGCAAATATTTTTGCCAATGGTTTAACTCCTGAATTGAAAAAACAACTTCAAAAAGAGATGTCAGAAGCAGCAAAAGCTCGGTAAATTAACCGAGGTAAAGAATGACAACTACTACGTCAGTATTACCGGCACCAGTCCAGCAAAGTTTTAGTTATAAACTACTTAGCGTTCCAGTGCCGTATATGATACATAATATACCTGCCATGCTAAAACAAATGCCCCGTAATGGTGGTACTACTCTTAGAATGCGTAGATATAATCCTTTAGCAACAGCTACTGTACCACTCGGAAATTCCGGTGTTACTCCTCCTCCTCAACAACTTACTGCAGTTAATATTGATGCAGTAATGGATTTCTATGGAACTTATATCATTTTGAATGAGCAAGTAACTCTTCAAAACCAAGATCCTGTTCTTAATGAAGCCGCTCAACGTCTTGGGGTTTCTCTTCGACAAACTGAAGATGAACTTACAAGAAATATGCTTGCTTCAACTGCTTCATCAATTAATGCAGTAGGCGGAACAAATGGAGACAATCCAACTAATCTTACTCGTTCAGATGTTGATACTGTTATTAGAACTTTAGCAGACAACAATGCTTACACAATTGCTGAGCATATAGAAGGAGAAGATCGTTTTGGTACAGCTCCAGTTCGTGATGCTTATTTTGCTTTAGGATCTACTCAACTTATTGGAGATCTAGAAGCAGTTCAAGGATTTATTGCAAAAGCTCAATATCCAAGTCAAATGCATACATTACGTCCTGAATGGGGTTCTGTATCGAACCTACGTTTCTTACTTTCTAGTATTGGAAGCGTGACCGCTAATGCATCTAATCTTGGAAATGACGTATTCAACATCTTTTGTGTTGGTATGGAAGCCTATGCAGTAGTCGAACAAGATGGGTATTCAGCTCAATTTATCTATAGACCACCTATTTATGATGGTCCTTTAGCTCTAAATGCGAGTGTCGGATACAAATTCGCACAAGTTCCTCGAATCACAAATGATGCATGGGTAATTAACCTACGCACAACACTAGCAACATAAGGAGGTAAAATATGTCTACAATAATTCAACAAGGCAGTTTTACTTCTGATGGAACTGCAAAACAATTAAATATTAGATCTGATGTCGATTGGATCGAAGTAGATAACTATACCCAACTAGCTACTCAACAAGCTACCGGTCGCGGTGTTATGTTTAGATGGCAAAGAGGTATGGCTGCTGGAACTGGTATAGAAATTAAAAAAACCAACTCTACTGATGCTTTAAATGGTGTCACGATGACTTCTGGTGGTTTTACTCTTCTAGACACTTCAGTTCAAACTCCTGGAGCACTTGTGGCTACGATTACTGCTGTATCAGCAGCTACTCCTCCAGTTGTAACAACAAGCGCTCCTCATGGATTAATTGCAGGTGATGTAGCTCGATTGATAAATATCACTGGAGCTCAACAACTTGGCGGTTATGAATTTACCGTTGGAAATAGTACTCTTACTTCTACAACTTTTAGCCTTGATTATATGGCTACTATCGTTGCTGGTACTACAGGTTCTTTTAGAAAGATCCCTTTCCAACCTCAATTTTATCCAAGAAGAAGACTTATTTCTGCTATTACCGCTGCAACCAGTGCTGTTATTACAATGACAGTAACTCACGGTTTTACTGCTGGTCAAGCAGTTAGACTCAAAGTACCTGCAGCTTTTGGAATGGTACAGATGGATAATCTTATTGGAAACATTACAGCAATCAATACAACAACTAACACTATTACTGTTGATATTGATTCAAGTGCTTTCACAGCATTTGCTTTCCCTCTAACAGCTGACGTGCCTTTTGATTTGGCTGAAGTCATTCCAGTTGGAGAAACAGCAAATGGAACTTATGCAAACAACTTAGATGATGCGACAGATAACGTTTCTATAATTGGAATGTTACTTGGTGCTGGAGCTCAAAGTCCTGCAGGTTCTGCTTCTGATGTAATTTATTGGAGAGCTGGAAAATCTTTCAGCAATTCAACAACCTAATATAGGGGGAACAATCCCCCTTTTTTTTTGACAAACATCTAAACAACCACGGAGAAAATATGTCTACAATTTCTATGCCAAAACCTCGTCGTAATACCGGTAAAATTAGCGATGAGCAAATGAGAAAAATGCGTGAAAAAGATCACAAAATGGTTAAAGGAATATTTCGTTGCTTTGAACCAAGAGGAGGAAGCATGACTTTTTCTTTTAAAAAATATAAGGGTGATGAAGTCCTTAAATATACGATGGTAGATGGCGATGTGTGCGAGATTCCATTAATGGTAGCAAAACATCTAAATCAAGATTGTTTTTATCCAGTGCATTCTCATGTATTAGATGCAAATGGAAACCCATCGGTACAAGTTGGTAAAAAAATTCAACGCTGTTCATTTGAAAGTTTAGAATTCCAGGATTTTGAAGAAGAAAAAGCTATGGAGCAATGATGAGTACACCAAGCACTCTTTCTACAATAAGAACTAAAGTTAGGCGTTTAACAGGACGCCCTTCTTCCCAGCAAATATCAGATCAACAGATTGATGATTATGTAAATACTTTTTATCAATATGATTTCCCTGAGCATTTAAGAGTATTTTCCAATAATGGTACATTTACTTTCATGACGCAAGCAAATGTAGATCAATATAATATGAGATCTTTAGACCCCGCAACTCCTTTATTTAATGAATTGGTTGTAGGTTTCGATGGAGCAAATAGATCAGCTGTAGATGTATATTATAATTTGCAGCCCCCTCTATATATTGCTGGATATCAAAGTTTTTATTCTCAAAGTAGAGAACAGTTTTTCCGGACTTATCCCGCTCTTGCTGATATTAATACTTCTGTTTCTGGTAATGGAGGCGTTGGGCCTTATACTATAACTCTTCCTAATATTCCTATTCTTCAATATTCACTAACCATTGGAGCTATCGATTCAACAGGATCTACGGTTCAAATAATAGACGATCCTCAAAGTCGAACAACGGGAAGATTGCAGATAATCAACCAACAAATTTTTCCAACCGGGTCTGTGAATTACGAAACAGGCTTTGTTACTGTAACTTTTTTTAATACTATTCCATCTGGAAATGAAATCACCTTCACATTTACGCCATATCAGCCTAATCGGCCTCAAGCAGCCTTATTCTATGACGACATCATAACATTGCGTCCTGTGCCAGATAAACCCTATCCAGTGACATTCAACGCATTTTTAACACCTTCTGCACTTTTATCGGATACTGCAAACCCTCTTTTAAAACAGTGGTGGCAGTATTTGGCTTATGGAGCTGCAAAGAAAATATTTGAAGACTCTCAAGACCCGGATGGAGTTGATGGAATTATGAAAGCATTTAAAGAACAAGAAAATTTAGTTCTTAATCGGCATATCGTTCAACAAACTAATGAAAGGACAGCGACTATCTACACGGAGATGACATCTTTCCCGTACGGCAATTTTAATAATAGATTCTAGGAGAAAATCTTTCACTTTGATATCTTAATACTTAACATGGAGGTTAACATGATTAAGAAAAGATGTCAATATTGCGATAGAGAATATGAAGCAGAGGGAAAGGGAACTGGGAGATTTTGTTCTTTAAAATGTAGATTTTTTAAAAAGGTAGAAAAATCTGAAAATTGTTGGAATTGGACTGGAGGAAAAAATATTAATAAATGGGGTAAGCGATATGGAACAATTCAAATGGGCCCAAAAAATTTACTTGCCCATAGAGTTAGTTATGAATTATTTAAAGGTAAAATACCAAAGGGAAAAATTGTCTGTCATCAATGCGATAATGAATTATGTGTAAATCCTGAACATTTATGGTTAGGTACTTATTCTGATAATATGAAAGATATGCAATTTAAAAAAAGATCTCATTATGTTAAAGGTGGAAAAAATCCAGCATCTAAATTAACAGAAGAAGAAGTAGAAAAAATAAAAGAACTTCATATAGAAGGGATAATGATTAAAGATATTGCAAAAATATATGCAGTAACACGGCATTGTATCCAACATATATTGAATGGAAAAACATGGAAACATACTTATAAAATTAAAGGATAAATAAAATGGTTTATACCGCAAACATCCCAGCAGCTACGGATAACCCAAGCCAAAGTCAGGGGTTAATTCAAGGAAATTTTAATTCAATAAATACAGCATTTAATTTAAATCATGGCCACTTTGATGTTGCAGGAGAAGAAGGAAAGCATCTTTTTATGCAAATGCCTGTGCAAGCTAGCGCGCCTACTACATTAATAAATGAAGGAGCTCTTTATACAAGGACAAGTGCCTTGACGGGAGTTACAGAATTAGTGTATGGCCGTCAATCAAATGGAGATCAAATTGAATTTACCGGGTCTTTGAATGCAGCTAACGGATGGACAAGATTGCCCTCTGGTATTTTATTAAAATGGGGAGCTTCTACCGCAAATGGAATCCAAGTAACCAATTATCCTGTGGCGGCAACTATTCCTGTATTTGTCAATGTGTTCCAGGCATTTGTTACTACTGTAGATTCTTCTGTTACACCAAATACATTTGCCTATTTAGATGCTTTTAACGGAGTTGGAATTACCGTTCACGGCACAAATAGAACAACTCTTGCTAATACAACAGCTTCATATACATATTTAGTAATAGGAATCTAAATGCCTTTAAAAAGTTATTTAATTGGTCCACAGCAAGAAGGTTTGGAAAATGATGTTAAGCCATTTTTCATTCCAGAGGATGCTTATTTTTCTCTTGAAGACGCATATATTTGGAGAGGAAGAATAAGAAAGAGATTTGGGTATTCTCTCATAGGAGGAACCGATCTTAATTCTAGGTTTAGGATAAATGTAGGAACAACAGATGGTGCGGGAGTTTTAGCTACCGTAATACCTGCTGGTACGATCCCTTTTGCTACTTATGCAGTGGGTCAGATATTTTCTCTTGGAACAGAAGTCTTTACGATTACTACTATTGCAGCTGGATTGCAGATATTATTAGACACAGGCGCTGCTACTGTTAAACAATTCGATGCATCCAATGGAACATTAAATATTACTAATGCTCTTTCGCCAAATACTGATGTATTTTTTTACCCTTCTCTTCCTGTTATGGGTCTTCTATTAAGAGAAGAATCCACTCTTAACAAAGAAACTGTAATAGGATTTGATACTCGATTCTCTTATACTTTTAACGGAACTTCTTGGTCCAGACTAGATACAGGAGCTTTAGCTTTATGGACAGGAAGCAATAGTCAGTTTTTTTGGAGCTGTAACTATAGGGGATCTCTTCCAAGTATAACTAATTTCTATGTTACAAATTATGTTAGAGCTGATGGAATTCGGTATTTAGTGCAATCCACAAGTGTTTGGGTCCAATTAACCCCTCAATTAGATAGTGGAGCTACAAGATTTTTACAATCATGCAGAATTTTACTACCTTTCAAAGATAGATTAGTCGCTTTTAATACACTAGAGTTAGAAGGTGTAACAGATAGGACTTATGTCAATCGATGTAGGTATTCACAAAATGGAGACCCTACAGCTGTGGCTACAGCTTGGCTCGATGATGTATCTGGAAGAGGTGGGTTTGTTGATGCTCCAACTTCAGAACAAATTATTACCGCAAAGTTTATAAAAGATCATCTTGTAGTATATTTTGAAAGGTCAACTTGGGAGTTGATCTACACAGGAAATCAAGCTTTTCCCTTTAGATGGCAACAAATTAATAGTGAGCTTGGATGTGAAAGTACATTTTCTGTAGTAGGATTCGATACTGCAGTTCTAGGAATAGGAAATGTTGGTGTTCATGATTGTAATGGAGTTAATGTAGCAAGAATAGATGAAAAAATTCCCGATGAAGTATTTAATATCCATAATGGTAATGATGGCCCGGAGCGGGTATATGGTATTAGAGATTATTTTAATGAGTTGGTATATTGGACTTTTCCTGATGCTACTAATAATCCGATATTCCCTACTCGGGTTTTGTTATATAATTACCGTAATAGTACTTGGGCCTTTTTTAATGATTCGTTCACTTGTTTCGGCTATTACCAAAAGCTTTCGGACTTAACTTGGGCGACAATCCCAACTAAATACCCGACATGGGCGGATTGGAATACCCCATGGGGATCTCCTCTTAATCAAGCTGCATTCCCTGATATAATAGTAGGAAACCAACAAGGCTTCGTATCCATCATAAATAATGATTTAGCTAAAAATTCTCAATCTCTCTATATCGCTAATATGGATGCAGCTACGCAGGTTATAACTTGTATAAATCACAACTTAGTAGCTGGAAATTTCATTCTGATCGAAGAAGCAGTTGGCATTACTATAATAGTAGATAATGTTGTGGTTCCAATCAATGGATATGTTTTTCAGGTAATTGCTCCGATAACAGCTAACACATTTAAAATAGATGAGACATTTGCAGGCACCTATGCTGGTGGAGGAAAGATTACTCGCATCAGCAATATTGGGATCAAGACAAAGCAATTCAATCCGGGAACTCCAATTGGACAACAGACTAAATTTGCTTATGTAGATTTTCTAATTGATAGAACTCCAAATGGTGAAGTAACTCTTGAATATTTGATAGATACAGATTCTGCAAGTATTTTTGGAGATGATCTTGATCCAGGAACTTTGCTTGGAGACTCAAGACTTTTTTCAAAACCAGAGACTAATCAACTGGGCCAAAATAAACAACAACAGATTTGGCATAGGTATTATGTCCAGGCTCAATCTTCATTTATACAATTATTTATTTTTATGAATATAGATCAAATGAAAGATTTGACAATGTCACAGCAACCTTTTACTTTGCATGCTTTTATTATTTACGCTGCACCTACAGGAAGGTTAATCGGATGACTTCATTTGCTTCTGGAAATTCTAATAACCTTATTCCTGAAAACTATATTTTCCCTGAGATCGATACCGAAGAATATGATGTAAAAGTCCGTCAATATCTAAATAGTATGGCTATTGCAGTAAATTCTAAAGAAAATGGACTGTTTAATAACCAAGAAGTGATGACAGGCCAGCAATTCCTTCCAACCTTTAGTATACAAACAGCAAACAATGTAAATTTTAGAGAGGTTTTTAGGATGGTGGTAGATTTTGGCGCTCTACCTAATACAGCAACAAAATCTGTGCCTCATGGTATCACAACAACACAAGATTATTCTTTTGTGCATATATATGCTACTGCAACCGATCCTGGTGCTACTACAATAACCTCAGCGATCCCTATCCCTTTTGCTACCCCTACTGCACTCGCGAATAATATTCAGATTGATGTAGATGCGACAAATGTAAATATTACAACTAACTCAGCATTTTATACGGCATATACTAGGTGTTTTGTTGTGTTGGAATATATTAAAACAGTATAATTAAAATTAAAAACATAGGTTCGATATGGCCCAGTTCCTCGATTTCCTCTTTGGGAAAAGCGCAAAAACAAAGACAAAACCAATTTACAATCCTCAGCAAAGAAATGTCTTAGATCAATTACTTGGTGGCTTACAAGCACAACTTCCCCAAGGCCTTCAGAATCTACAGAATATTCTTGGTGGAGATGAAGCAACTTTTAAAGCATTTGAAGCGCCAGCTAGAAGAGGATTTGAACAACAAACTCTTCCAACAATCGCTGAACGCTTTACAGGACAATTTGGCACCGGGTCGCAACAATCCTCTGCATTTGGACAAGCATTAGGCCAAGCTGGAAAAGAACTTGAAGAGAATCTTTTTTCTAAGAGAATTGGGATGCAAGGCGACGCTTTACAAACTCTTCTTCAATTACTTAGCCCTGCAACTTCTCCAAGAAATTATCAATACACTCGTCCAAGACAACCAGGATTTCTAGAAAATTTTGGATTAGGAGCTACACAAGGTCTTAGTCAAGGTGCTGGACAATTTGGTTCTTTATTAGGTATATCAAAATTAGCCCCATTATTAGGTTTACTATGACTATGTATGTAGGTCCAGAAGGATTTGAAGATTTAACACCTTCTATAGGTTCAAGATTTGGAGAAGCAGCGGGAACAGGACTATCAAAGGGAATATCTCAAGGACTCTCGGAAGGTCTTAAAATGCTTGCAAAAAACAAACTAGATAAGATGAATCAAGCTAAAGCCTTAAGAGAATCTTTTGGTAAAATTCCTTCTGCTACTAATGCTTATCTAAAAAGTACAAAGAGAGATGCTTATACTACCGAAGCTAGAGATGAAATTAATTCTTTATCTCAAAAATATCTTCAACAAGGTTACACAAATGGAGAAGCAGCAGAACTTGCGACTCAGGAATATGAAAGACTACAAGAAGAACAAGCGCCTCAAGAAAATGAAAGTAGTTTTAATATTCTTAAGAATGCATTCGAAAGTCCATTAACGAATCCTCTTTCTCTCTTGACTAATCCAAATATTGCTAAAAAAGGGGTAGAATTTGTAAAAAATTTACCTAAGAAATTATTTGAGCAAAAAGAATCTCCTGAGTTATCTAAAGCAGCAGCAGAAAAAACTAAAACTGCTCAGTCTTTAAATGATTTTACTCTCGCAGAACTTTTAAGCCTAAAGCCTAAAGATATTGAGAATCTTTCTCCCAAACTCCAGAAACAATTTTACAAAGCCTTACCTACATTAGTTAAAAGATCAGAAAGTATATCTAAAGCAGCTGCCGTACCATTTATAGGAAAATCTGTAGAAGAAAGAGCAAGGGAGCAAATTTCTCCCGAATTGTCCGCTCCGCCAGCAATTGCAGATGTCTCACGAATCCTTGCAGAAACTCCATTTTTATCAGCTTTAGGAGCTGGTTCTTTATTAGCTAAATCTTTGAAAGGAGTTGCTGCTTTTGGAGGGTCATCGGTTTTAGATGAAACTATAAGAACTTTAGCAACCGATAAACCATATGAATTTAAAGAGGTAGCTGCTCATGCGCTCATTGGTGGATTATTACCTCTAGGAGAAGCAGGAATTGCTAGACTTGCTAAACCTTTTAGAAAAGCTGTTATTCAAGAAATGAGAGCTACTGGGAAAAATGCAGCAGAAGCAAGTGAACAGTTATTAAAAAACGCTGAGAAATCTGGCGTTTCATTTAGTGAATTAGAAAAAGGAAATGCCAAGGCTGAAAAACAATTTACTAAGTTTATGGAAGGTGAATCAAAAGCTACTTCTCAAAAAGTTAGCAAAATTCAAAAACCTACTTCAGAAAAACCACAAATCCGAGAAAAAAGAGTAGAAAAAGAAATTAAAACTTTATCTAAAACTCCTATTGAAGAGTATTTAGAAGTAAAGCCGATGACTCGTGGTTCTATTTTGAGAAAGGAAACTTTAGGCCCAAAAGTTGAGCAAAATACCAAAAGAATCAAAGAACTAAATAAAGAAATTCTTAATAAAGAAGGGGTAGCCCTTTCAAAAGCTCAACATGAATTGCAACAGCTAAAAAGAGAAAATTATGAGCTTAATCATGAGATAAAATATGGAAACAAACGTCCTACAGAAGAGTCTATTGCCGCTCAAATAGATAAATCACAAAGAGAATTGGTTAACCATGTTTTAAGGCCTACAGAAGAATCAACAAAAGCCATCAAAAAAAATGAGAAAATGATGAATGGTTTTATTGCTAAAGCCAAAGAAAATTTAGTAAAAGGAAATCTTCCCGATAAAAAAGCTCAAGATCTTTTTATAGATATCAATGAATCCTATCTTAAACATTATAAAGAATTAGTTCAAGATATCAAAACTCAATTGAAAGATCCTACTTCTGGATTTAGAATAACTGGATCTGGAGAAAAGTTGCTTCCTATATTGGAACATAGGATCAAAGGCCTAGAGAAAGCTGTGGCTACTCAAAAACAAAAAAGAAAAGTATTGGCATCTATAAAAGGTCCTTCCGGAGTATTTACAAGAAAATTGATAGATGATGTGAGAGGAACTCAAAAACTATTTAATAAAGATCTCATTCGTACAGGTGAAAAGATAACTCAATCAGAAAGAAATATATCTAATGTAACAAAAAAACATTTTGAAGATTTAGGAAGCAAAGCAGCTAAAGGAACGGAAAAAGAATTTGAAGCAAGTGCACAAAAAGCAGGATTTACTAAAGAAGAAAGTGAAAAATTGAAACCTCATTTAGATACATTAGAAAATGAATTAAAAACTGAAAAGATTTCTACTAAACTTCCTCTTGAAAAAAGAATTAGATCTCACGTAAATGCATTATTAACCCCTGTGAAAAATCAATTAATGGCAGGTTTCATTTTAGGAGCTATGGATGAAATATCTAAGGAAGTATCAGGAAATAAAATACCCTCAAAAATTAAAAATGGTATTTTTATTTATTTTGGAGCATCT